TTGTAAGAGCTTCGTCTACGTTTTGAAAGTAAAACCTAAGTGTAGAATCTCGTTGGTATGTAAGCGCTTGATTATACTCTGCAGGTGCCATAGGCAATACAGGAGCATGAAAATCCTTGCGTGTGTCACGTATCTTTTTAGCCACTAACTACCCCTTCGACCATCAGGACGCATATTTATTCTAGGAGTACCTAACTGCCATCTTGTGCCTTCAGAATTAGAAGATATTTTTATAGCCATCTGCCTACCACGCACTCTTATATCTAGCTGATCTGTGTACTGATCTACCGCGTTGGAAGACAATATTTCAGCAGAACTATTGCCGCCTTCTGATAGTGGGTCATTATCGCTTGATCCCGGCTCACTACTAGCAAGTAGAGTTATGTCTGCGGTTGGGCTAGCTGTGTCAGAACCTAAAAATTGCATGTCAGGGATTAATTTATCTACAAACGCAAAACTATTGCCAGATTCTATACCAAACTGACCCGACGTGATGTGAGCATTTATAGGTTTAGTTGTCTCGTTTTGAGCGTCATCAGTCCCATTTTCATGCTCCACTAAGTTGTAGCTACCCGTAGCTGCTAGCGGAAAATCATTTATAGGTGAGTCTAACCAAGCGCTACGATCTAACGTACCTATATACCAAGTGTCTTCGGCATAGTTATAGACTACATACTTGTCTGGCGCTACTTTAGTTGTGTTTGACTTAGATACATAGAACCACCATATCTCATGGTATTCTTCTAACGAGCCAGCAAATACTTGTCCCTGCTGTCCTTCATTCATGTCATCAAATACAAACTTCCTTACATCGCATCTCAAGGGTTGTACCGCACCATCGTACTTGTAAAACTTGCCTACCCCCATCCAATAAGCGACTCCGTTGGCGTAAGCAGCGGCCTTCGATGAAATAACTGACATGTTTGATCCCATCAACTGAGAACTCCATACCACTGGCGCTCCAACATACTGCAACGAATACAGCGCAGCATCGGTGAAAACCAATATTTCTTGGCGTGATTGGAGTATAGTTACGATCTCGGTGCCTTGCGATAGTTGTATGTCCCCTGCTTGGTTAGTAGAACGTGGTCGCCAGTCAAACATATCTTCTTGATCTGACCAACGTATTAACATCGGGTTAAGCGCTTCTGTAGTATCTCCAAACGCGTTGCAACCAAAACAAAATACAAAACGGCTAGCGTCAGATACAAGTAAATTGTTCTGTACTACAGGTACTTCAGCAGAAAGTTCATATTGCGCAGTGACAGCTGCGCCTCCACCCCCACTAATTGACTGAGAAGCGGGTTCAGCAGTGGGTATGTCTATTGTGTAAGTATTAGACGCAGAGTCTACTGTAGCTATCTTATGTCTAGCATTAATTTTATCGGCTGTAATTGTAGATACGCCTGTAGCTCCCGCTAAAGTTACGTGTTGGCCAGCTTCATATACTCTTTCTGAAGTAGCGTCAAATACAGTTATTGTTTTAGAATTTTCATTTACCGATATAGGGTTATTATCAAAGTTATAAGTCAACCCTTGTATTGGGTTTACACCTGTGTTTATAGGGTTCTGATTTAAATTAACAACTTCGTTATTACTGCTTTTAGATACAACTACTGTACCCGCAGCTATTCTATTTGGAGTAGTGCATGTAACTACAGCGCCAACCCTAATTGTTGCCCCCACAGCCGGATCTATTGCGGTTATATACGGAACAGACTCAAGTATGGTGCCAGTTGACGTTTTAGTAAGGTTTACAGGAGCGCCATTTTTTACATTTTTTACAGGCGCTGCTCTTGTGCCTGTACCGGCACTTGTGTCCCAATAATATAATTCACCGCCACGAGGGCCTATAATTAAGTCTTCCCCGTAATTAGCTTGGTTCCACACACGTAATTCTTCGGTATTTCCAGCGCTACCATTCCAACCACTGTCGTTCCAATCTAAAGATTCCCACCCATCTACAGGTATTTGAAAGTCTGGGCCTACAGTAAGCATGTAAGTAACCTGTATGCTGCCATCGTTAGGCTGTAATTCTAATGTACTGCTAGCACTAGCTGCGGTAGCTACTGTAACCTTATACCGGTTTTCATCTACTACCGAGTCTATTGTGTGTTCAGTATTTAAATCAGCTATAGGTATTCCGTTGTATGGGCCACCTGTAATCCCAGAAAACTCTACTGTATCTCCCGCTACCGCCCCGTGTCCAGCATCAAAAAGAGATATTTGCTTTTTACCACTTTCAGTAGCTATATACCCATTGTGAGGAGCAAGAGAAGGTGTACCTAGGTTTCCAGATTTACGTGCAGGAGTTATGTCGTAATATACAGTACCTTGTTCTACATAAAATTTAACATTAGTGCCTAGGCCAATATATTTTACAAACGCATTACTAACCCACTGATGTAACGATCTACAAACACCCAAAAACGTATTTTTACCATATCTACGCCACCCACCAATCTTTTCAGGATAACCCTGACGAAAGCGTACCTTGTCGCAGTCGTTCCAGCCCGCTTCGTTGGAATATTTAGTTATTTCTTTATTTATTCCGGGTTTAAACTGAAGTTTACTTAATGGCATATTAGTATTTCCAAGCTACTGGGGTAGTCTCTCGCGTGTCTACATGTACAAAAGTTTTAGCTACACCAATACCATTGAACCCCATGATAGAAGCATTGCGTATAATAGACATACGTTGTGCCCCACCAGTTACTTTAATATCCGCAGCAATGCCCTGTGCATGTGTTCCCGGCTTAGCTTTAGCGGCTTCAATGCTATGGTTAGGCGATCTGTACCCACTAGTTACAATAAACGGAAACCCGCACACTTCACGTAGTGCATCAAGTTTCTGTAAGAAGTCAGGACACATCTCATTCTCACCAGTTTCCTGACAGTTAAAATCTTCTATCTTAAAATACTTTAAATTCATTTTCTTAGACTCATTAGTTTAGAAACACCTTTAATACCAAAGCTAGAACTTATGGCAATGAAAAGTAGGTATTGGTACCATTCTGGTAAATTAGAAAGCGCAGCGAACCCTTGCTCTACTCGATCTATGACAGATAGATCGTCAACTACAATAGCGTAACCAACCATAAACACGGGTACCGCTAAAATAATAGTCCAAAACTCGTCTTTCCAGCTATGGGCAGAGGCATCAGCCATCTTGGCTTCCCAATCACCATCGTTCTCTATGACGCGCATTTTGGCTTCGTGTTTAGCTTGCTTTTCAGCAGCTTTGTTTTTTAGATAACCCCCAGCTATGTTAGCTATAGGGCCGATAAGATTCTGTAACATACGTACCTCACTTTAGAGGATTAGATAAGTAGTCCATTCCATCCCAGAGATCTTGAATCTCTTTCTTAACTACCTTTATGTCGTCCTCAAATTCTTTTACTTCTTCTGTAACTAACTCAGCTTTTTGTACTACAGTCTCCATCTTAGTTACTTTTTGTTTTAGTTCACCTATATCTTCTTTGAACTCTAACATCTTATCGTAATTATCTTTGATGGTAACTAAGTTAGTGCCTAGTTCAGCTAGTTTACCTTGTAACTGCGCTACGTTGTTATCTCTTAACTGTGTTTCTATAAGCGATATTTTCTCTTCTATAGGCGCTACGTCAGGTATTACCCTAGCTTCCACAGACTCTAGTCTAGAGTACAAACTGCTTGCTGTCCACACTCCACCACCAATAGTAGAACCGATACCTAAAACTATAGCAATCCATACGCCCTTAAACGATGTACCACCTATAGTTAGTTCCGTATCCTCAAGGCTCATAGTTACAGTCTCCGTACATAAAGCAATCATACCCTTGCGCTGTAGGGCCAGTCATATAGTATTCTGATTCTTGCCCAGCGATTAGTATGTCAGCCTCACTTACGTACATATCTAGACCAAAAGATTGTCCATTTAGATATACAGCAGACGCGTTGGTAGTACCAGACCATTGCATCTTAACCCATTGGTTATTTGCGCTATAAGTCAAAGTAGCTTGTTCTGCTGTAGTGTTGTTGTTCTCAGCACCTTGCTGTAAGAAATCTACCGCCTGAGAGTTTTCGGCAACCGCAATGAAGGCACTAGCGTTGTTTGCATGTGTCTCTATATCATCTATAGACTGGTTATATTCGTTAACTTCTTCTTGGGTTATTGTTAAGACTTCTTGGTTGTTAACTACAAAGTCTTGTACAGCGGCTTCTTCGTCTGGAGTAGATGCTTCTTCTGCCATCTCAGCTACTTGTACTACTTGTACCATTTCTACGACAGCTTCAGTAAATACATCTACAGCCTGATCCATAAGTTCAAGTTCTGTATTTGCTTGTTCGTTTAAGACAGCGAGTACATCACCATAAGGCATGTAACTAGCCATGCCAGAAAGAGCATCATTGTATGCTTGAATCTGTTGTGAGGTGATATGCGCGGACTCTGAAACACTGCCATCAGAGAGAGAAGTACCAAGATAAGAATACTCAGAGGCAGAACCAACATACGCAATTCCTTTGTCTATTTGATCTACAATCGCACTGGATGTATCAATCAGATTGTCCAGTTGGTCTGATTGAGCTACGGAACTTATCGCTAATAGAGCTAGTATCTTCTTCTTCATCTTCAACAGTTTCTCCTATCTTTAGTATAGTATTGTACCACTCCTTAGTATTTTTATTGTAGTCTGGTATATACGTTTCAGGGTTCATTTTCATAACAAGAAAAGCTCTTTTACCTACAATCAGTCTACCATTTGAAAGTATAGGACATGGCGTACCCGATATAAACATAGCTTTCCACACATCTACTGACTGACACATTCTAGCTACAGCAGCTACTTTCATGTTCAAATCAGATAATACTTTAGCGTCTCTACGTCGGTTACATTCAGGGTCAACATCATAACTACCACTACTAATACCAACACCTACAGTTTGTAATGATCCCCCTGTACCTTTTAGACAAGTATCCATACCGTTACTCATATAACTAGGACTAATCGCACTTCCTACAGGCATTTCACTGCTAGACCCTGCACCGTTATATGTATTGCTAACGGACTTGTCTTCCGTAGTGTTATTACTGTTTACGTTGCTACCATCACCGTTATATGTATTTAGTGACCCATCTTGTTGGTTTGCCACAGCAACCGATGTAAACAATAAGAAACAAATTCTAAATAAACCTTTGCCCAATGACATCTAATCCTAAAATTAGCGGGTAAAGAAGCCACAATAGACGTTCTATACTCTTAAATTTGTGCATACCTTGATCTAAACGCCTATCAACAGTGTCTAGCTGGTATTGTATGTTTTTCATACGCTGAGCACACTCGCGCTCGTGCGCTTCTAATTTAAGTAGGGCTTCTCTGCTATCTTCCATTAGTAAGTTCTCGTTATATCTGTTTGGTCTACTTGTAAAACATAAAACGTGTATTGCCCTGTGCCGGTACTAAGCCCCGCAGCAACTTGTACACGCATCTCAATATCACCTGCACCACCTGAATCTGGAACTAGTTTTAGTTTGGGTAGAGGAACTGTTGTTATGGTGGTTATTGCATTACCACTAGAATTTATAGGGAGCACTTCAGATATGTCAAAAGTGTAGTTTAGCGCCTCTACGTTTTGGTCGGGGATATAAGGTACGGCTGTAACCCAAGTACCCACACTTTCAAAAGCAGAAGAACTTACATACACCGTAGCACCGGTGTTAGTAAATATCCCTGTAGTACCATTAACCGCCATATCATAAACTAAAGTGGTTCTATTTGTAGCGTCGTCGTAAGTAGCGTTTTGTACTTTCTTTTTGTCAGACCCATTAGAAGCGGAAGCAACATAAGTAAAAGCATCAATTTTGCCAGTTTGGTCTCCAGAAACACTTATGCTAAACCAATGAGAGTTAGTTCCGCCTATTTGTGCGTCTGCTACAGCTACAGTGCCAATGACAGTGCCTGTAGCGCCTTTTGATTTGCGTTGCACGCGTACAACTGCAGAAGTTACGACAGGATTAGCATGAGTGCCTGAATTTTTAGCTGTGCCGGTTATAGTTAAGTCTAATTCCTGAAGTATAGTGCTAGAGCTTCCTTGCAGGTCAAATGTGGCTACCGTAGTTGTTTCACCTTCTCCTACATCTATGGTCGGTGGCTGCGTGCCATATATACTAATACCCGCACTAGCCCACGGGTAAATTCTTTCTGACCTACGTAAAGCACCTGTAGCATTTACATAGTTTCTTATAGCAAGCTCAGTCATCATAGCCGTATGATCTGCTGTCTCACGCATTGCTTCTTCGATTCGTGATATTTCAGTGCTGGTGGCTTCTAGTCTCATACTATTCAAGGTAGCTAAATGTTCAGTCTCTAGCGTGCGCATTTTTGCTTCTGCTAAATAACGTCCAGCTTCAACAACATTTGTGCCATCTATCATTAACATAATGCTGTTATTGTTTGTTACTGTTATACCGCTACCGCTAGAAGTCTTAACTGTAACAGAGTGTCCAGTACCGTTAACTACCGAGTATAATTTAGTGTTATTTGGCACTATTAGTATGGCCGTTGCGCCACCAGCAATATCATTAGTAGTGTCCGTAAGATTTAATATTGCAGGTCTAGTCTCAGAAGGAGATCCATTAGCAGAAGTCAAAATATGTGTGTTGGCAGGATC